GTAGCAAATAAAACAACTCCAGTTAGATGGAAGGTTCAGTACTTAAACAACGATGATTGGATAGATGCATACTCGTTTGATGAAAACTCTGTTCGTGAAGATGGAACTCCGATTATTAAAGAAGATGGCTATGTTGAGTTAGAGTATGGAATAAAAATACCAAATGAATACAGGACAGTATTTAAATTTGCACAAAAGTTGTCTTCTGAATCTTTGTTACCACAAGTTTCTATTAATGGATATGCATATTTAATAACAGAGAATGAAAATGATCGTGGGTTGTTTTATATATGGGATTCGTTAGATTCAGAGTACAAAAACTTTATTCCAGAGTATGGGTGGAAAATTGTTTCTGGAGAGTTAAATAAATCAACATCACTTGTTAGCGATCTAACAAATCCAGATTATTTTACAAATGATGCACAAAATTCAATCACTTATAGAGAATTTGCATACATTCGTGGAATAAGGGTTGTTGTTGAAACAATGAATAAGTTTGATTCAACCTTTGATTTAATTGAAATGTCTCCTAGGTTGGTTGTAAATATTTCTGATAAAGTTATTGCATTTAATGTTAAAAAAGTTTTATCAGATATAGGAATTACGTCTTTGCCAGTAGGACAACTTTTAGCCTCAACTGGCTCAATATCTTTATTTGATGATGATCAAGCATTTAATGAAAACAATGTTGCAAGTATTATCTCAAAATATATAAGAAAAAATATTAAGTTTAATTTTTATGAGTCTATTTTTGATGTAGAGGGAGAGGAGTACTCCGTTCCGATTAAAACTTTGTACTCTGAAGGAATGCCACAGGCAGATGTAACTGCTGGAACTTTATCAATAAACTTAAGAGACTTCTACTTTTTTTTAGAGTCCATGCCTGCACCAAGACTTTTAACAACTCAAACATCATTAAGTTATGCAATATCTTTAATACTTGATTATATTGGATTTAGTAACTATATTTTTAAGAGAGTTGAAAATGAAAGTGATCCTATAATTCCATACTTTTTTATTGCTCCAGATCAAAATGTGGCAGAAGTATTAAATCAATTAGCAGTAGCGACACAAACATCAATGTTTTTTGATGAATACAATAACTTTGTTGTTATGAGTAAAAACTATATGATGCCAACAGAAGAACAAAGAATAACAGACTTCATTATAACTGGATCAAATAACCAAATAGACTCTGGAATTGTAGAAAATGAAAGTTCTGGAAACTTACCGAACATATTGTCAATTTCTTCACAAGATAAAAAAATATACAATGATGGAAAAATTAATTATACTACAAGATATATTCAAAGATCTTATGGCTCAATAAATCAATCAACAATGATTGATCAAAATAAAACATGGATATATAAGCCATCACTTTTATGGGAAGTATCTGGAACTGATTCAACAAAAACTGTTAATCAATTAGCATCTAAGCAAGGTAGTTATGTCTTAGGAGCAATGCCACTTAATTCAGATATACCATCTACTCCACCAACCGTTGTTGGAAATATTATAATAGACAATGTTATAGACATTGGAGAAAATGTTTACTGGTTGACTAGGTATAACGGATACTTATACTCAAATGGTGAAATCATTAAATATGATGCAGCACAATTCAACATAACGGGAACAGGAAATGTTTGGATTAGCGATAACCAAGAATATCAAAGATATTTTTCATCTTTGCCTTTTAATGGAAAAATTTATCCAACTGGACTTATAAGAATTTACTCACTTCCATATTATGAAACAGTTAATGGAGTAAGCAGGCTTCAAAATGGATCTGTTTTAGAGCATGGAAGAGGACAGTTTGGTACAAGCATAGTTTCACATTTTGCTGGAATTAATGAATACTGGAAAGACAATGCAAATGTTAGGGGACTTCAGATGGAGTCCCAATACCTATTTACAACACAACTAGATGAAGATGTTTCTATCCCAACAAACTCAGTTGGTGCTGCAGGAATAAGTAATACCCTTGCAAAAGAATCAACAAGAACTAGTATTATTAAAAACTTTATGGCAACAAGTAGTTTTACAGAAACAGATATTAATAGTTTATCTACAACACAGTCGGGAACGATTCAGTCTTCTGCTTTAGTTTTTAATGGACCATCTTTCAAAACAACAGACACCCCATTGCAATTTGTTTCTTATGTTTATAAAAATTTAGATAACGCATACAAACATTTTGGAACAAGAATTAGAATTGTTGGAAAAATTGAAAATAATGCAACAAGAACTCAATCTCCAAACGGTAGCACAACATACTATCAAGTTGCTGCAAATCAACCAGATCAAAATGTAAACCTTGGAGGTGCATCTGGAGGTTTGGCTGTTTTATTAAATCCAGAAACAAATAATGGATATTATTTTGAAATTATTGCACTTACTGAAGAAAATGTATCTTCTTATTTAAAATTAAATGAAAATAATCAAGCAGAAGTTTCAATTAATAATGTTGTTTTTTATAAAATAAAAAAAGATTCTACAAGTGACAAGGCAATACCAGTAAAACTTTGGGGAGGCCTTGCAAAAATTTTAGTTGATGACGGTAAATTTACTGGACAACAAAGATTATCTGGTGAAGAAAATCCAACGGTATATGACTTGTCTATTGAGTATGTAGATATTGGAACAACAAGAAGATTCTATCTATATATGAATAACCAATTAATAAAAATTGTAGACGATAAAGATCCACTTCCAACATACAATAATATGGCGTTATTTGTAAGAGGATCTTCAAAATGTATGTTTGAAAACATATATGCTTTATCCGAAAACTATAGTCAAAACACAGTCTTTACCGTTAATGAAACTTTAGGCGAAGCCTTTGGTAGTAGTTCCATAAATGCCACAGAATCATTTAGAAAATATGCAATGAGTGGCGTTGTTCAATCAACATATTTGTCAGGTATTAGTGCTCAACAACCTCCAAAATATAATATTTATTTTGAAGAATTTGGTTCAATTATGCGTGAATGTGCATATTTTGATATTAAGTATGACCGTGCTTATCCAGCGTTATATGCAAAAATGTCTCCAACCTTTAATAATATAAAAGGGTACACCACATCTGGATTTTATGCAGACTCATATGGTGCAGAATTTTTAATATTTAATTCAACAGATAAGGCATTAAATTTAGATGAAACAACTGGAAACTACTTAAGAATTCAAGGTATTACTTTTACACAAGACACAACGCACGAGTTGACGGTTGATGATTTCTTTAAAAAACGAAGCAATCTTTCTGATCCAGAATTTTCTGGAACCACACTAACTTATTCTCCATTAGTTGAAAAAACAAAATATAACGAAATTAAATTAAGTAGGATTACTTATGGTAAAAATGAATTTAGTATTGACAGTCCATATATACAAACAGAAGATGATGCACAGGCACTGCTTGGCTGGATTATAAATAAAGTTATGATGCCTAAAAAATCTATAGGAATAAATATATTTGCTATTCCAACACTACAACTTGGATATATAATTACGATTGAATATAAAGACTCCAGTGGGCTTGATTTAGTTACGTCAGATTCTTCTAGGTTTGTAATATATAATATAGATTATTCTAGATCTGAATCAGGTCCAAGTATGACTATCTATGTGAGCGAGGTGTAAAATGGGCGCATACGATGATGGAGGAATGACTAGGGCAATTAATGCAGCAAAAGCAGCAGGAATCCCTACTGCTGCTGCTTCATATCCAGCAACAAAAGTAACAGTAAAACCTGGAGATACTCTTAGTGAAATTGCAGCAGCAAATGGTTTAACTACAAAAGAAATTCTTGCTTTAAATCCAGCACTTACATCTAATCCAAAATATAATAACGGAAGAACAATTTTTTCTGGTACAAAGATTACCGTAGACCCAGCATATAAGGCACCTCCAGCCCCAAAGCCAACTGTAAAAAAAGATCCAGTTGTTCCTCCTGTTCCTAAACCAGACCCAAAGCCAGATGAAACAAAAATAGAAACAGAAACAAAAACAGAAATAGATACAACTATATTAGAAACATCAACAATAGAATCATATGACGAATCAACCTCTTATTCTTCTCCCATAGTTAATTCAGTTCCTTATACCCCAGATACTTCTCCAACTATGTTTACTCCACCTCCACCTCCAGCAAAAACAGCCCCAATAGACACAGTTTTGTTTAATGATGATTCGATGTCTATAGAAATAATGACAGATTTAATTTTTGAAGACATTGGTGGTCACGAACTTATAAATATTGCAAGAAATGATATTGTTAATGGTCAAAGAGTTTCATATACTCCTATAAAAAATTTAGGACTAATACAGCAAAGATATAATCCAAACAATATTCTAAGCCTTCAGTCAACTTCTGAAAAATATTTTAATAATTTTTCTATTAAACTTGAAGAAAAAGTTCCAAAAGAAGGAAATGGGCCTGACGGATCTAGTATTTATTTTGATGAAACTACTGGAGATTTAATAATTGAAACGGTAAATATGAATCCAGACGAACAATTAGAGGTTCAAATCTCTATAAATGGTACAATATATGAAGCAAACTTTGGAGAAATTACATCATGATAACTAATACTGGCAAAAGCATTATCGGAAAATATATGTTGGGCCAAGCACCAGCCTATGCTTCATATATTGCAGTAGGTTGTGGTCCAAAGCCATTAGCAACTAATGACGTATCAAATGATTTTGCAACAAAGAATAATCTTGATTTTGAAATGTTTCGTGTTCCAATATCTTCTAGAGGTTTTGTAAATGAAGATGGAATAAATAAAATTGTTTTAACAGCAGAACTTCCAACAGAAGAAAGATATGAAATTACTGAGGTTGGTATTTATTCAGCAGGATCAAACCCATCTGCAGGAGCATACGATAGTAAAACAGTATTTTCTTTCTCTCAAGCAGAAAACTGGAATCATCATACAAGCATTGCAGCAACCGCAATACCTACAATATCTGTGCCTCTTGATGACGTAGAAGATAATAATGTTATTTCTGTAGACGGAGTATTTCAAACAAATGCAGATAACTCTATTTTTTATAAAACAAATCGTGTTGAAAGATATGAACGTGCAAGATTTTTAAATAATACAATCTTAATTCAAGGTGATGACGCAGACTTAACGCTAGATGGTGGAGGTTCTGGTGGCGTTGATAATATTGTTATTGAGCCAGGATCAAATCATATCCACCTTGCAAGACCAAATGTTGATTTTACAAAAAATTCACCAACAGATGAACTAAGGCTAGCCTTTTCATTAATTAACAAAGATGGTGACTCAGAGTCTCTTCCAGATACAATTAGGATACTAGTTGACTTTGCATCAACAGATAGTGCAAATCCTGAAAGTTATGCAAGGTTTGAAGTTGATATTGAAAATAATCAAGATGGATATAATTTTGAAACAAATAGATATTTTGTAGTTTCAAAACAACTACAAGATTTACATACAAGCCAAAACTTTACCTGGGATTCAGTAACGGTTGCAAAAATATATGCATGCGTTATAGATACTGGCGTAAGCGGTGGTCCACTGCCATCGTCAGATTATTATATTGCTTTAGATGCAATGAGGTTAGAAAATGTTGGAACAATTAATCCTTTATACGGATTAACTGGATACTCTATTATTAAAAACAATAATGAAACAACAATAATTAAATCTCCGAATACAAACAATTATATTGAATTTAGATTTTCAATTGGGGTTACATAATGGCTGATTCAAATATAAAAAAATTAAGAATTTCAAAATCTTCAATACCGCCAATTGATCATGATACCTCTAAATATAATATTAGATATAGGATAATATCTGAAGATAAAAACCGAGTATCCCATTGGTCACCTATTTATAATTCTGAAGGACAGAATATAATTGGTACAAGTGGTGCATTATCAATAACAGAAACAATTATAACTGCAGTATGGGGAGATGAAAATAATCACCCAGCATATGATATTTTTGTTAGTTTTGATGGAGATCCATTTTTTTATCATGGAACATCTCTTGTTCACTCATATTCGTTTTTAAATCAAGGAGATACTTCTGTGCGTGTAAAAGTACAATTAGTGTCTTCTAAAAAAGAAGTAAAGTCAAGTCTTAATATCTACGACTCTGGAACAGAGTCTTTGGTATAATTTAACAGGAGGAATAAATGGCAAAAGTACCACTACCAGAAAGAGGGCAACCTCTTGATGTTACATATATATATCAGTTAGCAGAGGCTATAAATACCCTTTCTACTTCTGTTTCTAGTGCAACATATAACTATACTGATATAGATATTGTTGGAGCAGAAAAACAAAGTTTAAAAACTTCAGACACAAAATTTATTGGTAAATATAAACAAATTTCAAACAATGAAACAATCACTGCTGGCCAAGAAAAATCTTATTCTATCAGTTATTCTAATTTTAAATTTCCTCCAATTGTAACTGCCTCAATTGTAAATACAAGCGGTACAACTGCTGGGTCTGATACAAGAGTTACCTTAACATCAATTACAACATCTGAAGTATCTTTTGTTGTAAAGTTTGGAACGTCTGGAACTGCATCTGTTGGTGTTAATATTCTTGCTATTGGAATACCAAACTAATATGGATTGTAAAAAATGTAATGGAAAAATGTTTGTAGATAGAATACATACAAATATAGACCATCTAGAAACTTATTGCATACGGTGTGGAAATAGAAAATTTTATCATCCACCTAGTGATTCTGCGGAGGGTACATGGCTACTGCAAAAGGAAAAATCCAAAGCGAAGAGTACAATAGCGAATCTGTAA